GTAGCTGCGGTTGACGTAGCTTGGGGCGGCGGTGATAGCCTGTCCATGCCGATAGGCCGTGAATACGAAAACGGAGATATATACATCTTTGCATGGGTGTTCAACGGCGGCAAGAAGGAAGAGACACTGCCGCTTGTCACCGGGCAGATCATGAACAACGAGATTCGGCAGATCCGCTTTGAGGGGAACACGGGCGGCGATCTATATGCCCAGTACGTCAGTGAACGGCTGCAAGAACATAAATACAAGTGTAGCTGCTCTTCACGCAAAGCACCTAATCGGATCTCCAAGATGGAGAAGATCATTGCGTATTCCGGCGATATAAAACGTAGATTTATCTTCCTGGACGAAGAACATCGGTCGCAGGAATACAAGGATGCAATGGATGAGTTATGCATGTTCGTCACAATTGGGAATAATGTACACGATGACGCAGCTGATGGGCTTACGCAGCTGATGATGTTTGTGGATGGCGATGGAATAGGTCACACTTCCGTTGTCAGAAGTCCGTTTTGAGGTGAGTATGACAGCCAAAGAGTATTTAACGCAGCTTCGGAAGTTGATGCTGAAGACGAAGTCAAGAATTGCGCAATGCGAAACGATTCGCAATCAGCTTGTGTTTTTGCAAGGCATTGACTATTCGAAAGACAAGGTGCAGACATCTGCGGTGGATCAGTTATCCGAAACCATGACCAAACTGCTTGATTTGGAACAGGAAACGGTTAAGTTGATTGCCGAATGCAACCAAATGTACGATGAAGCCTTGGACAGAATAAACAGGCTGAGTAGATGGGAGTACATGAAGATAATCGAGTTGCGGTATCTGAGCGAAGAGCCGAGCCATCGCAGATTTGAATACATAGCGTGTCAACTCGACCGAAGCTATGTTAGGACATGCCATATGCATGGAGAAGCACTACAGGAATTTGAAAAATTCATGCAGAAGTGAGCAAAATTGACATATTTTGACAAGAAAAGTTCAGTGGCACATGATATTGTGGTATCAAGAAAAGTGTGATTAACGCAACGCCAGCCAATCGGGTTGGCGTTTTTTCATGGAGAAAAGCCGATGAGCATTTATCAGCTTAGAGGAAGACAGCGAATCTTCACGGACGAAAAAGTAATAGATGGGAGCAATCTGATTAAGGTTTTGAGGTCTGCGTATAATGCGCATGTGCTGAACCAAAGGGAAATGCAGTATCTGATTGATTATGAACTTGGTGACCAGCCGTTGCCGAGGGAGAAGAAGATACGGCCAAATATAGATATCCAGATAAGCGAGAACGCTGCGAATTTTGTGACGGAGTTCAAAAAAGGGTATTTCTGGGGCATTGCACCAGTCATGATCCAACATGGCGATAAAGAGATGCATGGTTCAAATCCCATGTCTGATGATTCCGGCATAGCTGCGCTGAACGAGATGCTTTTGAACGGCATTGGAATATCCTACCAGAATCAGATTCTTGGTGATTATGTCGAGAAGTGTGGCATTGGGCATCGTATGGTCGATCCAAAAACGGAAGACGAGTATGACGAAGAAGACCCGTACAATTTGGTAAATGTATATGCCCTGGATTCCAGATATACGTTCTGCGTATACCACAATGGTATCGGCCAGCCGAAAGTCATGGGCGTGACCTACACCAAGACACAATCCGGCAAGCTGCGGTTTACATGCTTTACTAAAAATGCACGGTATGAAGTGGCCGGATGGAAAATCCAGAACCCAGAGGTCGAGCGTCAGATAAACCCGCTTGGCATGATCCCAATTGTTGAATATAACCGTGCGATTGACCTTACAGGGTGCTTCGAACGCCATATTTCATACATGAACGGTCTGAACGTATTGATTTCAGACTTTGCCAACAGTGTCGCACAGGACACTCAGCAGATATGGTGGGGCGATAACGTAGACTTTGAGATTGACGAGAAGACGGGTGAAGCGATTAAGCCGGAAAGCGGTGATTGGTTGCTGACTCATTCGCCGGAAGGGCGCAAGGCATCTGTTCAGGCGTTGGAGAGCGGAGTAGACGGCTCAAGCACATTGAATGCCATAGCGTTTGAATGGAATCGCATTTTGCAGAAGTGCCATGTCCCGATTCAACAGGAGTCAGCTGGCGGCGGTTCTACTGGCACGGCAACATCAATGGCATCTGGGTGGCAAGCGGCTGAAGTGGATGCGCTGCGTGAAGAGGGCGTAATCAGCAGAGGTCTGAAAGAAGAACTGAAGCTGATTCTGAAATGCATTGAACTTGTCCCGACAAGAGTGCTTTCAGCAGACTCGCCGCTTCGGAAGATTCATGCACAGGATGTGGATTTCCATTTCAACCGCAACAAGAACTATGACCTGTCCATCAAGGCAAATACACTTGCCACGTTAATCAATGCTGGAATTCACGGCAGACACGCCATTAAGATTTCCGAGATTACGGCAGATACAGAGAGCGTATGGATTGACAGCCAGGAAATCATAGAAAAGAAGCAGAAAAAGATGTTTGAGGATGTCTCAAGCACCTCTACGTCAAGCACATCTGCCGAGAGAGAAGCGTCCGGCGATGCCAATACTGGCGAAGGGCGTATTCTCCAAGACGAACAGGATCAGGTGAGCAACAGTCCATTTATGGGTGGAGTAGGTTAAATAAATGAGTTTAGGGGTCGCTTCATTCGATGAATTGAATAGATTAGTCGGCATGAATCGCTCCGAGCCATTTGATGAATACTTCGAACCTATGAAGCTGACAACGGAGCAGAAGCGAGAACGCAAACGGCTTGCTGAAGCATTGGAGTCCGAATTCGTGTATATGCTGTCGTATATGTTTTATGCCTATCCCACGATTACTGCGGAAATGGCTGATGAACTGCGAGACAGATATATAAATGCCATGATTGAGGTTGGTATAGTTGCCGGAGAAGCAGTAATCCTCACAGAGGGATACATAGAGTATTACCAACAGGCACAGAAGTTTGCCATAGATGCCGTAGCGGCTACGCAGAGGCATCAAGATGATCCGTACTACTACAGTGAAGACAGGGCAAGGTTGAATGCCGAGGATCAGGCGAATTTCATTGGAGATATCAAGGACTTCAAAGAAGCATCCGAGAACGGATACATGTTCAAAACATGGGAAACCGCCGGAGACAACAGGGTGCTAGATACACATGCGGAAGTGGAAGGGTTGACGATTCCCATAGATGAGCCGTTTGTTCTTGCTGGTGGCCTGTTGAACCACCCACATGACAGTAGCCTAGGGGCAGATCCTTCGGAAATTAGTGGATGCCGCTGCACGTTGTCATATAGCTAAAAGAATGCGACCGAAAGGTCGCTTTTTTAATACATAAAACAGTCCAGAGAAGGACTTTAATCCCACGAGCGTCCAGAGAAGGACGAGAAATAATTCACAGGGTCAGCACAGACGATAAAAGCAGAAAGAGGTTAGGTTTATGAAGTTTATGAACAATCACTATGGGCAGAGCAGAATTTTCGGCAAGGCACGTTTCATGGCCGAGCCAGCCGGAGAAGGAGATAACGGAGTAGGTGCTGGAAGTGGTGCTGGCGGTTCTTCGGACGGCGGTGACGGCGATAATGGTTCTTCTGGTGATGACGGTGATGGCGAGTTGTCCATCGAGGAACTGAAACTGCAACTTGCCAGGGAAAAAGCTGACAAGGAGAAATTCAAGAACTCTGTTGACAAGCTGACGAAGACCAACAAAGAACTCACGGAAAAGACCCGTAAGTACATGACGGACGAGCAGAAAGCCGCCGCCGCTCAAGAGGAGCGTGACAAGGAACTGGAAGAACTTAAAAGAGAAGTTCGTGTCAGCAAGTACAGCAAGCGTCTTGTCGGTATCGGCATGACGGAAGCTGAAGCCGATGAGTTGGCCGGAATCATCCCCGAACTGGGTGACAATGTTGATCCGTTTTTTGATGGCGTAAGTAAGTTTGTCGAGAGCATTAAGAAGTCTGCCGGAGAAGCGGCTGTTCAGAAACTTCTTAAAGATCGACCAGATATCAACGCCGGAAACGGCGGTGCGCAAGTGTCCATTGCGGAAGAGAAAGCACAGGCTATTGCCAAGCGGAGTCTTGGTCGTAATGCAACCGAGGGTAATAAAATCACAGATCTTTACAAACGATAATTGGAGGTAAATGTAATGGCAAGAGGCGATATGGCTGTCACCAATACTGCTATTGGTGGTGCGGTTGAGATCCTCAACCGAAAAGAGTTTGAAGGTGTGCCGATGACGCTTGATTTCACAAACGTCAGTGCCGATACGAACGGCGATTATGTTGTTCTGGCTGGCACTCCGATTAACAAGAACGGCGTTCCTGTTTCCGCTACTCCGTGGACGGGTGCTGTCGGTATTCTGCTCCACGATGTCTACAAAGAGCGTCCGCAAGGCACGATCCTTACAAAGGCGTACATCAACACTGGCAGAGCGCAGACCCATTCTGGCCTGACTTATGACGCTGCCCTTGTGACGGCGATGAACGCTGCCGGATGCAGAATCCGTCTGGAAGAGCCGCTTCTGTAATTAGCGGTGGATAACCGAAGAAGAATTTGGCTATTGAACCCTAACGGCTATGGGGTAGAAAGGAATAAGTAAATGAGAATTCAAGACATCTTCAGCGCAAGGGCGGTTGCTCTGAACCGTACAGAGGTCGAGAGCAATAAAATTCCGTTCCTTGGCGAACAGTTTTTCCCGAATAACAAAATCATGGGTCTGGATCTGAAGTGGATTAAATCCAACAAGGGTCTGGGCATCGAACTTGCTCCGAGCAACTTTGACGCACTGGCAACGATTCGTCCGAGACAGGGATTCAGCGTGGTGAACAACGAGATGCCGCTGTTCCGTGAATCCATGCAAGTCAAAGAGCGTGACATGATGGAGATTGCTCGTATCCAGGCTGCGGATGATCCGTATGCAGATGCTGTTCTGGCTGATATCTATGATGACACCAACACTCTTCTGGATGGCGCAGACATTGCTGTTGAGCGTATGCGTATGCAGCTGCTTGCGGCTCAGAATGGTCAGGTGACTATTTCCATCGGTGCAAAGGACAACACGATTTACAACTACAACTATGACGCTAACGGTTCTTGGGCGGCATCGAACTACATGGCGATCAATACTGCCGCTGATAAGTGGACGGCATCTACTGCGAAACCGCTGACGGATCTGCGTACTGCCAAGAATGCTCTGGCGGCAAAGGGATACAATGCTGTGTATGCCCTGATGAACTCCACCACGTTCGATTATCTGGTATCTGTCACTCAGATCGCCCAGGCTCTTGTTACCATTTCTGGCCAGCCTGTTGCATACATTGATGACAATACTGTTGCTGAAGTCTTCCGCAGAAAGACAGGCATCACGCCGATCATCTATGACAAACAGTATATGGGTCTTAATGGACAGGCAACAAAGTTCTATCCCGACAACTATGTATCTGTTATCGGTGCGGAGAGTGTCGGCCAGACGATTTATGGAACTACGCCGGAAGAGCGTACACTGATTGGCGATCCGAAAGCTGATGTGGCTATCCTTGATCGTGGTGTTGCCGTGGCTGTTCAGACCACATATGGCCCGCCTGTTGCGACCGCAACGACCGTATCTCAGGTTGTACTGCCGTCTTATGAACTGATGGACGCTGTTTATGTCATCAAGGTGGCGTAAATG